GAAATGATGGAAGGAGTTGATAGTGGAACTAAAAAAACTAACACTACAAGAACGTGAAGAAGTAGTTATGGCAATCCATAAAGTAATTATGGAACTTGTAACTAAGTATGACTCACCTGAAACTTTGTACCTAATGGCTAGAGCAATAACTATTACAGCTATAACCAAAGCTGAAAAAGATTACTATGGTTTTCTTACAATGCAGAATGCATTAAATGATACTGCTCAAGAACTATTAGCATTAGGTATGGGTGAAGAACCAACTGAAGGTGATGAAATCTTTGAGTTCATGTACGATAAAAATGATAATAACAAACTACACTAGGGGGTTAGATGTTAAAGATGGAAAGTAAATTTATTGGGCACGAGCAGTGTCCTAAATGTGGTAGTAAAGATAATCTTGCACGATATACTGATGGTGCACATTGCTTTACACCTGACTGTGGCTACTTTGAGAAAGGAGAAGGAGTGGAAGTAACACCTATTACAAATAATGTAAACAGTTATTCTGATTTATATGTTGGTGATAAGACTGAGTTGAAGGATAGAAATATCTCTCAGGAAACTGCAAGTAAATATGGAGTAACAACATTATCTAATAATGGTATGGTAACAAAACATATCTATCCATTTTATAATGCACAAGGCAAACATGTTGCCAATAAGATTAGAGCATTACCTAAAGTGTTTACGACACAAGGTAACTTTGCTGAGTCTGAATTGTTTGGACAACATCTGTTTACAAGTGGACAGAAGTACATTACAATCACTGAAGGTGAGTGTGATGCTATGGCAGTCTTTCAAATGACTGGTAGTCGTTATGCTACTGTGTCTATTAAGAATGGTGTAGCTTCAGCAGTCAGAGATTGTAAACAAAACTTTGAATACTTAAATAGCTTTGACAATATTGTTATTTGTTTTGATAGTGATAGTATTGGTAGAGAAACTGCTAATAGAGTATCAGAAATATTTCCACCTAATAAATGTAAGATAGTTAATCTTGAATTAAAAGATGCTAACGAATATTTAAAAGCAGGTAAACGTGAACAGTTTACTCGCACATGGTGGGATGCTAAACCTTATACACCTGCAGGTATTGTAACGTATGATGATATCGTTGATGACCTATGGGTTGAGGAAGAAGTGGACTCTGTCCCCTATCCTTTTCAAGGTTTAAATAAAAAATTATATGGTATGCGTGTTGGTGAATTGGTTACACTCACATCAGGTACTGGTATGGGTAAGTCAAGTTTACTTCGTGAACTCGTATATCATATATGGAAAACTACTGAAGATAAGATTGGTCTTTTGTTTTTAGAAGAAGAAAAGAAAAGAACATTCAGAGGTTTGGTAGGTATACATGCAAACAAAGAACTTCACAAACCTGAAGAGTGGAAGAAACAAGAACCATCTGATTTAAAGAAGTGGTCTGAAGAACTCAGAGGTAATAGAAGATTAGTTTTGTTTGACCACTTTGGTTCTATGGATGATGATGATGTTATTAATCGTATTCGTTATATGGCTAAAGGTTGTGATTGTAAATGGGTATTCGTTGACCATCTAAGTTTAATTATATCAGGCAGAGATGATGGTAATGAAAGAAAAGCTATTGACATTCTTATGACTAAACTTCGTAGCTTATGTCACGAAGCTAAGATAGGTATGTTGTTAGCTTGTCACTTACGAAGACTTGACAATGACAAAGGACACGAAGAAGGTAAACAAGTTTCATTATCACACTTGCGTGGTTCACATTCAATCGCACAGTTATCTGATGCAGTGATTGGTATGGAAAGAAACCAACAAGATGATGATGAGATTGCAAAGAATACTTCAACTATTCGTGTACTTAAAAATAGATACGCAGGAACTACTGGGGTAGGTTCTTACTTACTTTATTCTACTGAGAATGGTAGAATGACTGAAATAGATAACCCTTTTAAGGAGAACGCAGATGAGTTTGAAACCCAAGAGTAAAGACAGAAAGAAGTTTGATATTGATTTAGCTTATGGAAAAGTTAGAGAAGATATGATTCAAGATATGCTTCAAGATAAAAAGATTGAAGTTAAATCTGAACGTGATGTTTGGAAAAGAACTGGTAACATAGCTATTGAATATGAATGTTATGGTAAACCTTCAGGTATCAATGCAACTGAAGCTGACTATTGGTTTCATAATCTATGTGTAGGTGAAGATGTATATGCCACGTTAGTATTCAAAACTCAGAATCTAAAAAAGATAATAGATTCTTTGGAAAGAAAAGTATCTGTAAATGGTGGTGACCATAACGCATCACGAATGTATTTAATTAGTTTGCAAAAACTATTTGACTTAAAAACGATTAAGGAGTATATTAGTTTATAATGAATTTAGTAGTTGACATAGAAACAGATTCACTAGATGCAACAAAGATACATTGTATTGTCGCTAGAAATATGGAGACAAATGAGAACTATGCTTTTGTTGGTAGCGATTGTTATGATAAGTTTCCTGCATTTATAAATAAACATGCAGATAAAATTATTATGCACAATGGTATTTCTTTTGACGCACCAGTTCTAAATAGATTGACTGGTACAAAGATTACTATTGGACAGATTGAAGATACTTTAATTATGTCTCAGCTATACAATCCTGAACGTGAGAATGGACACTCATTAGATTCCTGGGGTAAACGATTTGGATTTAATAAACTTGAGTTCAATAACTTTACTGAGTTTAGTCAAGAGATGCTTACCTATTGTAGACGTGATGTTGAACTTACACATAAAGTTTATAATCATTTGAAACTTGAAGGTAAAAGATTCTCAGATTATTCTTTGAGACTTGAGCATGATATACGTTCCATTGTTTCTAAACAAGAAGACAATGGTTTTTATTTAGACCAACAAAAAGCTAGTAGTCTACATGCAATGCTTGAAGATAAAGCTGAACAGTTAGAAAAAGAAGTACACAAGACTTTTCCACCATTAAAGATTGAGGAAGAGTTCATACCTAAAGTAAATAATAAAACTCTTGGGTATGAAAAGGGTGTACCTTTTACTAAAGTTAGTTATCAAGAATTTAATCTTGCATCTCGTAAACAAATAGCTGAACGACTTATGAAGTTAGGTTGGAAACCAAACAAGTTTACTGATAAGGGTTCACCTATTGTAGATGAGAGTGTACTATCAAAGATAGATAATATAGCTGAAGCTAAATTGATAGCTGAATATTTATTATTAAAAAAGAGAACGTCTCAAATCTCTTCTTGGCTTGATGTTGTTAATCAAACCACTGGAAGAGTGCATGGTCGTGTCCTTACTTTGCGTTGTGTATCAGGTAGAATGAGTCATCATTCGCCAAATATGGCTCAGATACCTGCTACATATTCACCTTATGGTAAAGAGTGTAGAGAAGTATGGACAACTGATAAACCTGATACTCATGTTATCTTTGGTACTGATGCTTCAGGACTAGAGTTAAGAATGTTAGCACATTATATTAATACACCTGAGTATACACATGAGATATTGAATGGTGATATTCATACAAAGAATATGAACATGGCAGGACTATCAGATAGAGACCAAGCTAAAACTTTTATATATGCTTTTCTGTTTGGAGCAGGTGCAAAAAAGATTGCACAGATAGTTGGTTCAAAAGATATGGCGATTGGTAAAAAACTTATTGATAAATTTTTATCTGAGTTACCACGTCTTAAATCTTTTAGAAGTCAAGTAGAAGAAGCTGCTCAGTCAGGTAAAGTAAAAGGTTTAGATGGTAGACTATTTAACGTGAGGTCTGCACATAAAGCAGTTAACACAATCATACAAGGTGCAGGTGCTATCGCTTGTAAAGTATGGTTACGTAACATGATTAAACATGTACGCACAAAAGGTTTGGATGTTAAACTTGTAGCTTCAATACATGATGAGTATCAGTTTGAAGTAAACAAGAATGACATACAAAGTATGGGAGAGATTGTGAAGTTGGCAATCAAAGAAACAACTGAACAACTCAACCTTAATTGTCCACTAGATGCAGAGTATAAGACTGGTCTGAGTTGGGCAGAAACCCACTAGTTTTAAATTTATTTTTAATTAGTGTTGACTTGTGTATCGTTATACCTTATAATTATACACTGAGATATTCGTAGTTAATACGAAAATATAATAACCTTAATGAAGGAGTAAACATATGCCAATATTAAATGGTAAAGCCTACTGGGCATCAGTTGTATCACCAAACACTACGTTTGATGCAGATGGTGTCTATTCTGTAGACCTAGCAGTTGATGCTGAAAACAAAAAGAAAGCTGAAGCTGATGGTCTAACTATTAAAAACAAAGGTGACGACAGAGGAGACTTTGTTACCATCAAAAGAAAAGCTAAAAGAAAAGATGGTAGTGCAAACAAAGCACCTGATGTAATGGATGGTATGAAAAGACCTCTTGAAAATACTTTGATTGGTAATGGTTCAGACGTAAATGTTTTATATAAAACTTACGAGTGGACTCATAAACCAACTGGTAGAAGTGGTAAGAGTGCTGACTTACAAGCTATTCAGGTTGTAAACCTAGTTGCCTATGAAGGTGGTAATACTACTGCAAGTGAGTTTGAAGAAATTCCTGATGCACCTAGCAGTGCTTCAACTTCAACTTCAGAATTTGCAGAAGTACCTGCTTAACCTTAACTTTAAAAAGGAGATGGGGGTGTAGTTAATAGCTCACCCCTATTTTTTTCTATGAAAAATATTGATACTTTAGTTGAAGACATGTACCAAACTATTACTGATGGTACACAACCCAGTGAAAAAGATATGGAGTTGTTTGCTGAAAGAGTAAAAGAAGGTGTACTACAATTATTCAACACACGTTCTGAGAATAATAATTTAAGAATGTCTCAGATTGGTAAACCTGATAGACAGGTGTGGTATCAGTCAAGAGATATAACAAAAGAAAAGTTACCTGCATGGGCGAAGATAAAATTTACTTATGGTCATATACTTGAAGAGTTACTTTTATTACTAGCAAAAACTGCAGGACATGAAGTTAAGAATGAACAGAAAGAATTAGAGATTGAAGGAGTTATGGGACACCAAGATTGTGAGATTGATGGTGTTGTTGTTGATTGTAAATCAGCTAGTGCTTATTCATTTAAAAAGTTTTCTAATCGTTCACTCTTAAAAGATGACCCCTTTGGTTACATTGCACAGTTGTCAGCTTATGCTGATGCACAAAATAAAAAAGGTGGTGCTTTTCTTGCTATTGATAAACAGAGTGGACGTATATGTTTAATGTCTGTCCACGATATGGAGATGATAAATGCGAAAGATAGGGTCTTACATCTTAAAAATGTTGTCGCAAGTGATACAATTCCTAGCAAGTGTTATGACGATATTGCAGATGGTGCTAGTGGTAATCGTAAACTTGACGTTGGCTGTTCCTACTGTCCTTATAAAGTTGATTGTTGGAAGGATGCTAATGATGGGAAAGGACTTAGAAAATTTATCTATGCGAATGGACCAAGATACTTAACCAAGGTTGTAAAAGAACCTGATGTAAATGAGGTAGAACTAAATGACATTGGTTAGTATATTTGAATTACTAGCTGCAATTTCTGCAGTGATTACTGTTTGGGTGTATGGTAATAAAGATAACTATGCACCCTTATATGGTATGGTCTCAAATATAATATGGATTACATGGTCAGTATTATCTGACAGTTATTATATGTTACTTATGTGTGTAGTATTTACATGTTTACATATACGAAACTTTTTTCATATGAGGAATATTAAATGAAGTTTAGAAGTGGTTCAGAAGAAAAGGTTTATAAATTTTTTAAAGATAAAAAAATAAAAGTTAAGTATGAGCCTGATAAATATGAATATGAATGGTTTGAAAATAAAACTTATTGCCCTGACTTCTTGTTACCTAATGGTACCTATATAGAAGTTAAAGGTAGATTAACTATTGAGATGAGAAAGAAACATTTATTTTTTAGAAAATGTAATCCTAGTATTACAATTAGATTTGCATTTGATAACCCAAATAAAAAGTTAAACAAGGGTGGTACTATGACATATGCAAAGTGGTGCGATAAACATAACTTTGAATACTGTAAGATAAGTGATGGTATTCCTCAACAATGGTACAATGCAACAACATGATAATTTTTTACAGACAATTGAACAGAACATTATCAGCTCAACAAGTGCTGAGAGGACACTATTCCTCGCAGTTATTTTACAAGCACTTCTTGATGCTACACAAAAGGATACTCAAGACTTGGAAAGTCATAAGTATAAACGTGAAACTATCTTATAGAT